GACAGGCACAACAGGTCCAACCGGATTCACGGGGAATACAGGTCCAACCGGTCCGACAGGCACAACCGGTCCGACGGGATTCACGGGCAATACGGGTCCAACAGGTCCGACGGGCATCACGGGAATGACAGGTCCCACCGGTAGAACAGGCGCAACCGGATTCACGGGAATGACAGGTCCCGACTCAACTGTCACTGGACCCACCGGTCCCGCGGGTCCAACTGGATTCACTGGGACTACAGGTCCTGCATCCTATGTCACTGGACCCACGGGAATCACAGGACCGGCGGGTTCTGGTGGTGGTGGGAATGTATCGCTCTTGGGAAGTACTGCGATGTTCAATATTGTCACCGTTTCAACGGGCGGAACCGGATTGTATGGCAACTCGAACTTTACATTCAACGGAAGCACATTGAATCTGAACAACAACATGGTATCGAACGTCAATGATATGGCATTCAGTTATGTGCCTTCGATCGTTCCTACGAGTGTAAGCAACTGCGTTCTGTGGCTAGATGGTTCCGATACGTCGACGATGTCATTTTCCGGTGTTTCCAATCTAGCCACGTGGAAGGACAAGTCAAGTAATGCCTACGTAGCCTCCAACTTCGGAACCCCTAGTTACACGTCGAATATAGCAAATTCTCGCGGTGTGATTGCCTTTACAACCGCGGGTAGTGGTATGTCGATTCCTTCGTTCGTACTGTCTCCACAGATGAGTTTGTTCGCAGTACAGTACCCAATTAACCAGAACTCAAATGGTCCTCCGATCGAGCTGTCGCCAGCCTCCTCGATCTATCCTGGTTTCTTGGTTGAATCCGGTATCTCGAACTTTATGATCCGCACAAGCATAGGGACACCGAGCAACTTGGTGTTCACTGAATCTGGAACAACTCTCGTTGCGACATGGACTGCGGTTCCAGCTGCGACGACCTATTCGTACACAGTCTATTCCAACACGCTATACTCGTATTCGAACAGCACACTGATTTCCAATGTAACGGGTTTGACATCGAATACATTCACTCATTCTTCACCTGTCTCTGGAAACTACTACTACTTCACACTGAATGCGATAACACCGTATGGTACATCCCTACTGGCTACGAGTCGAATCGGACAGTATGTTACGATGGCGACGCAGTTGAGTTCGTTCGCATTGACAGTCAGTAACGGAACCTTGACCACGCAGCCTGGATACTACGTGTATTCATTTACGAGCGTTGGGTCAGGCTCGATTGCAGTATCGAGTCCGGCGAACATTTACGGACAGGTGATGGTCGTGGGCGGTGGTGGCGGGGGAGGCACGTACGGGGGCGTGGGGTATGTGGAGGGCGGCGGAGGAGCTGGTAGCGCCCTGCTATCCAACATAACACTCGCGTCGAGCGCATCGCCATTTCCAGTTGTCGTTGGCGGGGGCGGTGTCTCCGGAAACAATGGATCAAACTCTTCCTTTACGGTTGGAGGAACAACCTACACGGGGCTTGGCGGTGGTCGCGGTGGAATATACTGGGGAGGCGCCGGAGCTGCGGGTGGATGCGGTGGTGGTGGAGCGGGTAATAATAACGGCTCGGGCAACGGTCCGGGGGTTATCGCGTCGTACGGAGGTTCGGGATCACCGGGATACGCGGGTGGTAATGCAATATATCCTTCATTGATCAATGTTTCTGGCGGCGCTGGTGGTGGCGGTATGGGAAGCCCTGGACGCAGCAACCCACACGATTCACTCAGCGGTGGCGATGGCGGTGAGGGTATAACCTACGTCGTGGCTGGTGTATCCTATACCGTAGCCGGTGGTGGTGGTGGTGGTGCGCAAGGATGGGGGGGAGTCGTCACAGGAGGTACCGGTAAAGCAGGCGGTGGGCATGGCGGGCGCGGCGCTCAAAACGTAGGAGCATATGGTCCAGAGAATCCAACAGATGGTGCTCCAAACTCGGGAAGTGGCGGCGGCGGCGCCGGCTACAACACCTACGGCGCCGCAGGTGGGTCCGGTATTGTTGTCGTTGCACTTTTGCTCCCCCCTACTCCTCCTACGAGCGTAACACTTATCGCAGTGAATGGAACTGCGTTCATGAATTGGGAGACAACAGCCGCCACAACGTATTACTGGACTCTATATTCCTCGTCTACGTCAAACTACGAAGGAACCGTCGCAAACACCGGATCCACATCCTCGTTGAGCGCTACGCAAACTGGACTGACAATTGGAAACTACTACTATTGCGTAGTGTACTCGTCGAACCAATATGGTGTCTGTCCGGTCAGCGCATCACCCGTTGTTCAGTACGTACCGAGCCCCTTCAACTTGGCATTGACGATTACCGGGTCCAATGCGAACATGACGTGGAGTTCAACTGGTTCTTCACCTACCTTCGCATATGTACTCTATCGGACAACAGCGTACTCGTATGCGACACCAACAACAGTGGTCGTAAGTAGTACCACAAGCGCTTCACCTGTCACGTATTCCTTCACGCCAGTTTCGGGCGGTTACTATTACTATTCAGTCTACGCAACCACAACCTACGGAACTTCGCCAATCTTTTTGAGTCCGGTCGTACAGTATCAACCCGCAGTCACAGCGCCCTACACATTCACCTGCACGGGTTACGATCAACCGTTCTCATTTGGATCCTTAACGTCAACCAACGTATACATGTGGGGTGCAGGTGGTTGTAGTTTGAGCGGCTACCCGATGGGCGGAGCTGGTGCGTACCTGAGCGGAACATTAGCGCTGCCCAACAATGCATCCTCGTATATTGCCGTGGTTGGACAGGGCGGTTTTCCCTTGACAACGTTTACTGGAAGTTCGTATGGTGGCGGAGGACCACCAGGACCTCAGAGCGGTACGAGTGGGGCTGGTACGACGTCCGGCGGCGGCGGTCGGTCTGCGATTCAAGCCATCCTTAACGTCGTACCGTCTGTGACCACAGCCAACGGCACAACCGCAACGGTCACAACCTCTGCTGCGCACGGAGTCGTCGTTGGACAACCGATTATCCTTTCGAACATGACACCGAGTGGACACAACAAGGCGTATGCGGTCAAAACCACCCCAACCTCCAACACCTTCACAATCGCAAGTACGATGACAAGCACGTCCAGTGGTTCGGCTGGAATCTTGATCGCAGAACTTGTCGACGTCGGTGGTGGCGGTGGTAGTGGCGGATGGGGTCCAGCCTATGGCGGATCCGCTACGTACTCAGGTTCAGCCAATGACGGGTATGCATATGGTTCATGGGGCGGCGGCGCTTCACAGACAGCCGGTGGAACAAGCAATGTCTGGTTTTCGTTCCTTGGAAACCAACCCGCCAACGGTGGCAGCGGTGAAGTTGGTTCAGTCTTGCAAGGCGGTTACGGTGGTGGTGCAGGTGGAGGCGGATACTATGGTGGTGGTGGTGGTGGATATGGGTGGAATGGATACCCGGCGCAGTCGGGTGGCGGCGGTTCGTCCTATTCTTCGCTACTCACAAACATTGTTGGATCAAATTCGCCCGGGACGTACCAGCCGCCGGCGACGGACAGTCCATACTACACGGTACCGCACACAGCCGAGGGTGGGAACAACGGAATTGGAGCCTTCGGGGAAGGAGGAAACGGACTCGTTGTTGCGGTTGTGCCCATCGTCCCTCCGCCATCTCCCGTGCTGGTGGTTACTACAGGTACGGCGAGTATGAAGTGGACAACAGTTCCCGGCGCAACTGCGGTGAATTGGGTCCTATACCAATCCGCTACGTCCAATTACAATGGAACATCAAATAGCAGCGGAACTGTCACCGGTACATCTGCCTCTGCGACTGGACTGACAAGTGGACGTTACTGGTACTTTACGATCGCATCTTCGAACTCAGCTGGTCCTTCGTCTGTGATCGCAAGCAGTATTATAGACTATTAATAACAACGATGTCGACTAGTTTGGGGTCCACGAATCTAACGGCTGCGAACACATGGCAGTTGTTGGAGGCAATCAATCCAGATCCCACGCAGGGTTCTACGATGTCTATCTATGTCAACGGGACATTGGTCACGTCCGGCGTCGTCCAATCCGGCACGACACCCGTGACAAGTCCGCTATTCATTAACGGTCAAAACGGTACATCCATAAACTCGTATCCGTCCTACCTCGCGGAGTTACTTATCTTCAATACTCCACTCGATTTGTCGAACCGGCAGTTGATCGAGGGGTATCTTGCGTGGAAGTGGGGACTTCAAGGTAGTTTGCCGAATATTCACCCATACTATTCTGCGAGCCCGACTCAGGGTGTTACGTCAGTCGGAGCGATGCTCGTGGATTCGGGTGGAAGCATTGAAGTGGCTCCATCCTCAACGTTTCGCGTACTCGCTCCAACTGAATGGCGCATGAAGATGACGACAGTGACTACAACGTACCTAGTCATTCAAACGCCCACCGTAGATGCGCCGTCGACTGGTTCGGCTGGAATGTATACACTCACGAACTCCGGGTTCAATTCGCTTACACTGCCGTATTGTACAGCGTCTTCGCCGGGTCTGTTTTGGACAGTGCGGAATTCGACAAGTACAGACTTTACAATCGCACTTCTGTACACGTCGGGGTCAGGTCTCGGGTCCACCCTCGTACTGAATGCTGGGGCGAGCATCAACATCTACTGGAACGGAACAGCGTTTACGTCATTTATCGGGTTTGGTCCAATTGCAGGCTCCACTGGAACATCGAACATCCTGACTGCCAACGGTCGTAACGGTATGATTGGTCAGTCAGCCCTGACCTTCAACGGAAGTGCGCTCAGCGTCGGATACAATACCATCGCAAACGTCTCGAACGTAGGCTTTGCAGAGATCACCCCGCTGTTGCCATCTAACGTAGCCGGATTAACTACGTGGTTCGATCCGTCGTATGCACCGTCGCTGACGTTTTCGAATGGACAAATCACTGGATGGGCAGCACGAACGGGCTCAAACATCTACACGAGCAATGGATTTTACGTTAGGAACCCCGGAAGCTCCAACCCATTATCAACCTATTCGGCAACCGCTCTGAATGGTGGGTATCCTGGTGTGCAGATTGCGAACAATCCGTACGATGAACAGTACGTTGCGACAGCGCCGACGTATAGCATGATCGGTTCGAATGGATACACTCTCATGTGGGTCTGTCAATATCCATCGTACGATGTGTACGGAGCACAGGCTATCGCTATGTGGATTACGGATGACGTCAGTGGCGGCGGCGCGCGACTCCTAGACTACGAGGGTGGTGCAGGTACCACTAACCCTTACAACCCAACCGGACCGCTCATCTACGGAGCGACCATCCGCTCACAAAACAATGGCAACAGTGTCGATGGAATCAATGGCAACAACTCGGGCTCATCGGGCTTCTTTCCCGCAAATTCGAATGTTCCCTACGTAAATACAGTTTGTTACGACGCATCCTCGAACAGCCTTACGTACTACATAAATGGCAACTTGTACCTCTCAACTCACTACACCACGGCTCCGTACAATTGGGGATCCAATATGACGATTTCGCTCGGATTTTATGTCGGGTATGGTGGAGGTGCGTCGAATGGGTTCGTCATGGGTGATATGCTCATCTACAATACCCCACTGTCTGTATCCAACATCCAAAACATGGAAGGGTACTTGGCGGTTAAGGGTGGATTCACGTCGCGTCTTTCGAACACCCATCCCTTCTACAATGCGACAGCCGGTCCGACCTATGTGGCTCCGATTGGAACCATCGTAGCCGATCCATTGTTCAATATGACCATCGATCCTGTGAACACACTTCGCTTACAAGGACCGACTGAATGGCGCTACGTGACCTCTACGATTACGGGAACAACACTTGACTTGACTGCGTCCTCCAATTACTATGCGACCACATTCCAATTACAAGGCGGACCGACGGTTACGATTAACTTTCCTGCTGTTTCACCGTATCTGTCTGGCGTATGGTGGACGTTTGTCAATGCGTACGGGGGCACGCAGACACTGTCCTTTACTGGGTCGTATACTGGATTGTCGAGTAGCTACGTACTGATGTCTGGACTATCGATCACGTTCTACTCCGATGGAACAACGTACTACTCCTCTGTTCTCGGTGTCACCGGACCCACAGGAACGACTGGGTACACAGGTCCGATTGGCACAGGTCCAACAGGTACCACCGGTCCAACCGCAGACACAGGACCGACGGGTCCCACAGGCATGACAGGTCCAACGGGAATGACAGGTACCACCGGTCCAACCGCAGACACAGGACCGACGGGTCCCACAGGCATGACAGGTCCAACGGGAATGACAGGTCCGACAGCCGACACAGGTCCCACTGGTCCCACAGGCACGACAGGAACAACAGGAACCACCGGACCTCCGGGTACAGGATACACTGGTCCAACGGGACCCACTGGACGTACTGGAATGACGGGACCGACTGGACGTACTGGAATGACGGGACCCACTGGAATCTACGGAACAGGCACGACCGGTCCAACGGGTCCGCGGGGTACTGACGGAATACCGGGTGGTCCAACGGGACCCACCGCTCCCACAGGTCCCACAGGTCCCACAGGTCCCACAGGTCCCACAGGTCCTACGGGCTCAACCGGACCAACGGGTACCACGGGACCTCCGGGTACAGGATATACGGGTCCGACGGGACGTACAGGCACAACTGGACCTCCGGGTACAGGATATACGGGTCCGACCGGACCCACCGGACCCACCGGAATCTACGGAACAGGCACGACCGGACCGACCGGACCCACCGGACCCACCGGAATCTACGGAACAGGCACGACTGGACCCACCGGACCGACCGGACCCACCGGACCCACCGGAATCTACGGAACAGGCACGACTGGACCCACCGGACCGACCGGACCTCCGGGTACAGGATATACGGGTCCGACGGGACGTACAGGCACAACTGGACCTCCGGGTACAGGATACACGGGTCCGACTGGACCGACTGGACCCACCGGAGTCTACGGAACAGGCGCGACCGGACCCACAGGGATGACAGGGCGCACGGGAATGACAGGTCCCACTGGACCCCAGGGTGTTGTGAACGTGAGCGGGTTTACGGTTACAAACCAGGTTCTGACGACGTCCACAACCGCCTCGACGATTAACGCGAACCCGAACTTGACATTCAACGGGTCAACACTCACTGTCACGGGTAACTTGATTACGAACTATATCAATTCGTTCACGGGTACATTGACCAGCGTCGCAAACTTATCAAACGCATTGTTACTGGCAATCAACTACTCGGCTAACGTATACATCGTTGAATATAGCATGCGCAGCTCTAACGTTGCGGGAGGCGCATGGTTCACCCCGATTAGCGGCGGTGCACTTGTTCAGTCTAACGCATACGTCGCACTATTATACTCGTACTCGGGAACCCCACTCGTCTCCTATATCAACGGTGTCGGCGGCGGTCCATCGTATAGCAATAACACCGGAGCAACCGTTGACGTCTTCTATGCGATCACGGTCCGCTCGATTGGATAGTCAGTGTGGCTATGAGTGTATTTGACTGTAGTTGAAGCGTCTCTGTCGTACCAGGAAACTCTGCGCATTCAGTTGCGATCAAGTCTTCGATGGACGGGCTTGGGAACAAGTAGTCGATGTAATCCATAACTTGCGCACGCCGCACACCATCCGCACACTTCAACGGCGGAATGATATTCAATATGAACACCAACGACATTCCATCTGGGTTGGCTGCGACGTGATTCGCAATGCTTGTGACGAGTGCGTCTTGTAGAAGAGCCCGATCTTCAAGCTCCTTGGTGGAGTAAGGCATTTATTAGTATGTATCAGACAAGTGTACGCGTGCGGAAACTAGTCCTTTCCGCCAAACTTCTTGTAGTACTCCGCATACGACATCGGTGCAGGGCTGGTGTGAGCATTCGAGTTGACGATCTCAGGTGCATACCGCTGAAACAGCTTCTGACCCACAGCCGTGGACGCGTCCTCCGCAGTGATCTCACCCTTCTCAATACGCCGCTTCAAGGCTAGCATCTCGAAGAACGTCGAGTCCAGACGGTCCTCTGCGTGCATCTGCCACAACGCAGGGTAGTCGAAAAAAAGAGTCTTGTTCTCCGTCTTCATCTTCTCCATGAACTCCTCCTGACGAAGGTGACGCCACTTCTTCTTCGAGTGGTCCATGTTGCGAACAAGAGCCTGGATCTGCGTCGCATTCAGTTCCTCTGTCGTGATGTTGCGCTCGCCTTCCGCGATTTGCTCAGGTGTGAGTTCAAGACGACGTTCTGCCATTGTTATGAGTTGGCATAGAATCTATAAGTGGGTGTAACGCAGCCATCAACTGCGAGCACTCCGCGTGATGTGTCATACCCGTCAGAATGACGTTTCCAGTCCTGAACACCTTCGCAATCCACGCATAGCCTGGGAAGTAGATCTTGACTGCGGGATACACCGAAGGCTCGTACTCCGTCTTGATTCCACGCCGACGAAGCGTATCGTACAAGGTCTCTCGCGACACGGTACCTTCGGCTGTCAGACGCGTCTTGTAGTTCATCAGCACAACGCGCCGAACTTCTTGCGTCCACACATTCTTCGGAGCCACATCGTCCGGGACAACAATCGCGTGCGGACAGGTTGCGGTGATGTGCGCCCTTAGTCGCGCCATGACCGAACGGTCGTACCGCTCGTCCAGCACACCTGTGATGTGAAACACTCCATTCTGGAATATCTTCACCGTAATCTCCTTCTTCTTCAATGTCCCATCACCATCGTCCAGACTGACGAGAGTGATGGAATTGTGTCCGAACCCGGTCGTTCGCTTCGCCGGTGCCTTCTTGACTCGTCTCTTAATCAGGTCTCGCTTTGAAGACCCGCGTGCAGGGACACCCTGCTTCTCAATTTTGATGATGGACTCCGTCAGTGGCAGCTCATCGAGTAGTCGATTCGTGTCCAGACGAACGTTCGCTGTGTACAGTACCACCATGGTTGTCAGTATTGGCGTCTCCATGCACTGGGCTCGTGTAAATGAAATCGATTTCGTTTTTCCAAGACTGTGAAAAGGAGAAGGGTTCGCGACTAATGACATGGCATTCGAATCCACGGAGTACCCGACGTAGCTTCGTTTCCTCTGTCAATTCGAGCATCCAGCCTTCGAGATACCCGAGCCAAAGAACGGCTGTTTTGTGATGTGCGAGAATACCCAACGAAGTCTCAGCAAGAGTACTGAGTGGTTCGCAGGATAAGTCAAAACATCCAGCGGGTTTCGCGGCTGGATATGTGTACACTGTAAGCATGCTTTTGTAAAGAGACGTTCAATTAAGTGACTGTACGAGGCGCAACGTACGTGTTCTTCCACACAGGTCCACCGGTTGTGGAGTTGATGAGTCCCGGGCTCAGTCCCACGCACCCGCACGACGACGCGAAGTTCACCTTGCCACACGCCTGACAGCAGTTGTTGATGGACTGCCGGGCTTTGGCAATCCGGTCCTCGCGGTAATAGTTCGAATCTGACGAGGGAATCAGCGTAGACAGCCGGATCGTGTCATTGACTTCGCGGTACATGTCCACGCCGTAGCTGTCTTTTCCGTAGCACAAGTCCTTGATCTGCGACGGTTTCGTGTTCACAGTTGCCACCGCATTCGCGGACGCATACCCAATGTACGCAGACGCATCCTTCACCTGGTGTCCGCGCGCAATGGTCGCAGACGATCCGTTGCGTGTGCTCGGGGCATTCAGCGTGGTTACACACGCAGTCGCAGGCAAAAACTGCTCGTAGACAGCAGACGCTGCATTCTGCCGCCGAATCTCGGTCATCTGACCACATGTCATGCGTGGACGTGTGTCAATATACTTTTGCGTCTTGAGTTGCTGTCTCACCAGATACTCGCTACACGACGACATCTTGTTCTTAGGTGGAGAGGATTCTACACCCCAGGATGCGTCAACAGATGGCGGCGGCAACACTCTCGCGTAAGTCCAAGCTGATTGAGAGCTCGACCCTCCGCAGTGACCTTTGTTTCCGTCGTCAGGTACATCAGCTGTCCATCCGCTGGACGTCCATCCTCACGACGAAAGTCCTTGACGAGACGATTGAACTCCTTCCACTTGCCTGCGAGGGGAAGATTACACGTGTAGCAACGGATTACGATTGGGAAGTCCATGCTGTGTCTTTTATATGGCTTGGACAGTTCGTTTTTCGCAGACTAGAACAATGAAAGTCAAGACGAAAACACTGTACTGGGTCGCAGCGGCTTTCTTTGTGTTGGGGTTGGTCCTGTTATTGGTTCCCAGCACCCCCAGCTTCACCGCCACGTACTCAAAGGACGTGAGCCGGTTCGGAAGCGACTCCGTGGACATGCAGATGGCGATGGGCACTCTTCACACGGATCCGCCGTACATGATGGTACCCAAGCCAGAGATGAAACCTACCCTACTGTTCCCGCCCTCAGAGGATGACCTTTCGAAACTTTCAGGACCGCCTGCGACTATACACTAATGCCCGACTGGGTACTGGTGGGGACATCTCACTTCATTCTATTGCCCGTCGTCGCATATCTGAACTCACGTGAATGGGTGTGTGCGGGACTTGTCTTTGGCACCTACCTGTCATCGGTGGCTCATCATTCGACGAAGCCATTCTCAACGGTACTCCTGTATACGGACATGGCATTCGCGCAGATTGCGAATCTGTGTGCGGTCTATACCACCCTTCAATGGGTTCCATTTTCGATACCGCTGTATCTGTGCTTTTTGTCCTGTCCGCTCATCGTCCACTACTACGGTCATCACCACAGTATTCTTGGATGGGACCCAGATCCAGCCGTCTCTACGTGGTGGCACGCGTTCCTCCACGCCTTCACATCCCTGTCCTCCACGCTCTCCATTCTGCTCGCTTTCACACATACGTCGTGAACTGTGTATGCCGAACTGGACACTGTCCGCGTCTAGTCATTTCTTTCTGATTCCATCTCTTTCCGCCATCTCGTTTGGAGGATACATCCCGGGAGGGATCGTATTCGGAACGTATCTCGTCTCGGTCGCGTATCACTCGACAAAGCCGCGGTTTCCATGGTTATTGAATCTTGATATCATATTTGCACATCTTGCCCATATCACCATGATGTGGACGACAGCACAATGGATGCCCTATTCGCTCCCCGTGTATGCACTGTTTCTGTCGTGTGCGGCAATCACCTATTACTACGGTCAGACCTATGAGTGTCTCGCATGGGACCCGAATCCAGTGGTCTCCACGCGATGGCATGCGTTCATGCATGGGTTTTTGGGATTAAGCTCTGCGTTCTCGGTCTTGATGGCCTCTGCTTCGGGTAACAATGTCTTGTGGTTCTTTAACAAATGAGCCCATTCAAAAAGTGGCTGTTGATCTTCATCGTCACACTCGCACTGATTCACATGGGGTTCGGTAGCCTCGCCGACATCCTCCGCACTGGACAACTCACCTCTCAACACGGTTGGACTGAAGCGTTGATTCTTATGCTATTAGCCATTGTCGTCGCGATTGCAGTGAAGTAACTACCACGCCAACTCGAGCTCCTGTGCGGACCAAAACTCGTTGGCTCCATTCGGCATCTGACGACGGAACAGAAACGGAAGCCTACGCTGCTCAATCTCACGACGCGCAACCTGGTCGAGGAATCGTGGGTCCGACGTACGAAGTCCATCGAGACTCACAAGAGGCTTTGCTCCCTCTGCGAGCTGCTGCTGCCGAGCTGCGAGGAGAGCGACGTATTCATAACGGCTGAAGTACGGGCGAGTCATACGCTGTCCCTTACCGATGGCTTCAACGACTTGTGCGCGGTACACGGGAGCAACCTCGGGGTGGTCCGTAAGAGACTGCGTAGGCGCCGCGGCGGCGGGGGGAACAGCAGCAGCGTTCGTTGACATAGTCTCCTCTTGTCTAGGAACATACTCTTTCGTTTTCAATAAATGCCGATCATCCGTGGTGCTGCGGGTGGAACGGACCCCGGTGGTGCTCATCCGCAGGTTGCGGGTGGCAATGGCTCATGCATCGTTCAATACACCGTGAACCCGAGGTTTCACGACTGGAAGAGCCCGCCGTTCAATGGACGTATCTACATCACGTGAAAAATGTTAGCACTAGACAATGCCTACCCGTCCCGCGTCCGATTACCTGGCGTATGTCAAATCACAGATCCTGACTCAGACAGCAGTTGCTGTTCCGCAAGCTCGCAACGTTCTTCGTTATGAAGGGGCTGGAACTCGCCTTAATGCGATTACACAGTACTCGGATATGCGGTATGTGACCACGGGACAGGCTCCACCTGCCCGCATTGCCCCGCGTCAAAAAGTATTCAACCGCTCCAACCCTCTCGCGCTGTCGACGGTTGCGACTCTGAGTGGCGGCGGTGTCTTGGGCGGAGTTGTCAGCCGCCCTCAGCCGAGGACGTCGGGTACGACTAGCTTAGTCGTCCTGCAAACCAACCTCATTCAGAATGCACAGGCGTGTGCGGGCAAGAGCGGCACGACCTTCACGTCGTCTGTTCCTGCGACCAGTGGATTACCGTAATCAAGCCCTGGCATTCTGCTTCCACATCGCATCGCAGACTGCGCACTGGTACATCCAGACTACATTCACCGAGTCCAGCTTCACACCTACAATGTCAGACTCCTTACCTTGTGTTGCGCAGGTAGGATTCAGACACACCATTGTCTTGAAGCGAGGCAGCGTCGGGTCGTACTTCAAGTACGGATTGATTGAGTACTGGACAGATGTGTCCTGTTGAAGGTCATGCTCGTACACAACCGGATTCTCCTTCGTCGCCTCCTCCTCGTAAGGGCACGAGCGGCACTTCAAGTATGCCTTTCCCTCGCGCTCCTCGATCTCGTACAGGAAATTGGAGCAGTCGGTACAGAACTTCATTGCTTACCCTTTGGTAACAAAATCGTCGTCCGTTTTAAATGACTAAACCCGGATTCGTGCGTTCAAAAGGAATCAGCCCGCCACAACTCATCGGGGGAATAAGTAACGATGCAAGCCGGACACCTTCAAAAGTTTCTGGACGCTCACCGTGCGGAGACCAAGAGTGGTCTCGAGACTCATCAGCTCTTCGGACATGGTATTCTCTACACGATTCCTGACGAGAAGATGGACGAGTTCTATCGCCTCTACTGCAACCACGTCGCAAACAATGGTCCACTGACCATCACGGAGAAGATGACCCGGATCGGTCCTCTCCGTGTGGATCTCGACTTCCTGTACGATGGACGAGTCGATGACCACAAGCACACACAGGCAATGACAATTGCCTTCGTTAAGGCGTACATGTCCGAGGCTGCGAAGTATGTCCAGGTCAAGGACATCGTGGATGTCTACGTGATGGAGAAGCCCGAGCCGACCTTCTACCCGGGCAAGAAGGAGTCGAAGTCCGGTATTCACCTGGTGGTGCCAGAGGTTCGCGTGAATCGCAACGTGGAGCTGGCAATCCGCAATGCACTTCTTCCGAAGATGGACGAGTACTTCCCCAACCTCGGACTGAAGAAGGACTGGCGCGAGACCTATGACAAGTCCCCGCTCAATCACACGAGCTGGTGGGCTCTGCTGGGTTCGAAGAAGCCGGCGGGTGAGGGTGCGACGCCGCAGCCGTATCAGCTCAAGTACTCGATCGAGTGGGACCCGAATGACGTGGCGGTGGCTATCGACGAGGAGGTGAATCGCGAGGTCAAGCCGGAGAATATCCGCAAGTTCTCGGTCCGGTCCTCCAACGAGTCAGAGTCTCCGTTCACCGAGCTGGGTAAGGCGTACGCCTTGAAGGAGGAGGAGGTGCGTATCTCGGGTGGAACTGCGATGATGCCCCAACGCGGTCGCCCGGCTCAGCGTACAGGTGACCCGGGTTCGCGCGGTTCGTCTCCGACTCGCGTGATCTACCTCCAACCTCTGTCCAAGTCGATGTCTGACTACTACGAGGCTCACATCTTCAACTTGAAGTCGGATCGGTTCAATGATCACGACGAGCGTACCAAGGTGGGACACTGCTTGAAGAACATTCACCCTGATTTGGAGAATCTCTGGCTCGAGTTCTGTTCGCAGCGTGTGGACGGCAAGTATGATCCGCGTGAGGCGATGGCGAAGTGGCAGGGATTCAACTTCCGCAACGACGGTGCGAAGCTGGGTGTAGGCAGCCTGCGCCACTGGTCGCGGATGGACAATGCGGACGGCTACATCCAGATTGAGAAGATGAACATTGACCGTCTGCTAGACGAGGCTACGGATACGCAGACGGAGCACGATATGGCGCAGGTCGTCTATGCCAAGTTCCGCGACGAGTTCAAGTGTGCGCGGTTCAGTGCGTCATCGTGGTACTGGTTCGCAGGTCACACGTGGCGCGAGACAGATAAGGGTGTTTCGCTTCAGTGTCGCCTGTCATCGGACGTCTTCCGCGACTTCTTCCGCAAGGAGACGGAGATCACGACCATGATGAATGCGGATGGATTCCCGCAGTGTCCGGAGGGAAAGCACGATCCGACTGGCTGCGACTGGTGTAAGACCGACAAGAAGCGCCAAGCCTATGCCCATATGCGCAAGCAGCTGCGCATGACTCGGTTCAAGGAGAACGTGATGAAGGAGTGCCGCGAGTTGTTCCTGGACGAGGAGTTTGCGACCAAGGTAGATGAGAACAAGAACCTCATCGCGTTCGCGAATGGTGTGTTTGATACGCTGACCTTCGAGTTCCGGGATGGTAAGCCGGAGGATTACATCTCCTTCTGCACGAACCTCGAGTTTCACCCGGATCGCCCGCACGATTCGTTCCCGTGCTGGCAGGAGCTGAACAAGTTCCTCCACGATGTGCTGCCCGATCCCGACGTTCGCGAGTACTTCCTCGCCTACCTCGCTACCTCGCTGTCCGGAAACAATGAGGCGCAGAAGTTCCACATCCTGACCGGTACAGGTTCGAATGGTAAGTCAATGTTGATGAACTTGATGTCGACTGCGATGGGTGATTATGCGTGCAAGGCTCCAATCTCGCTTCTGACACAGGCACGTAACAAGTCCGCAGCTGCGGCTCCGGAGCTGGTCCGTATGAAGGGTCGTCGCTTCGTGACCATGCAGGAGCCCGATGAGCAGGTGCCCCTGAACACGGGTCTGATGAAGGAGCTGGCGTCTTCGGAGAAGATCACGGCGCGCGATTTGTATGCGGGTTCGAAGCAGATGCTCGACTTTGACCTCCAAGCCCGTTTCAATCTCGCGTGTAACGAGAAGCCGAAGATCAATACGCAGGACGGAGGTACGTGGCGCCGTCTGGTGGTTGTGAACTTCGTGAGCAAGTTCGTAGCCGACCCGCGGCTGCCGAATGAGAAGCCGATTGACGAATCCTTCGTCCAGAAGTCGCAGAGCAAGGAGTGGGCAGAGGCGTTCCTGGCGTACCTGGTGTTTCTGTACACGAAGGGCAAGGGGTATCGCAAGCTGGTTCCGCCGGAGAAGGTGATGGAGTACACGAGCGAGTACAAGGATGACAGTGACGTGATCGCCAAGTTCATCCGTGAGAAGATTCATAAGGTGGATACGTCGGAGAGCGGTGAAGTCTCCGTGATGCGCTGGACGGATGTGTCAAAGGAGTTCGTTGAGTGGAAGCGTACGAATGATCCGACCAGTAAGGCAACGACCGCGGACTTGAAGAAGCAGGTCGAGGCTACGTGTGGAAAGGCTGGACCCGGGAATCGCTGGACGGGTATCAGGTGTGGCGACGCTTAGTCTGGTGGTGGTGACGACGACGGTGGCGCCCGGTGCGATGACGGCGCCCGCCTCCAGTTTGCCCACCAAACACCGACTTCCAGCCATTTGCAATTGTACCCCACAGTCCGTTTCCAGCGGATACATCGGCTTCTCCTGCACTCCGAACAGTCCTGCCGAAATCGTCAAATGCGGTCTTTATCCCTCCAAAGAGTGCGTCCATTTACTCTATCTATGAGGTTATTTGCGTTGGCGGCGACGGGTCTTGCGACTTCCGCCCTTTGGCACGTAATGAACACCAGCGGCGTCAAGTGCATCGTTAGCCACTCCTCCTACTCCCCGTATGAATTGATTTGCGACATATCCGATGCCGCCAATCAAACTATTCCATACGCCACCAACTCCGTCCCGTCCATAGTTATATAGACTACCCGTGTCGTTGATTGCCCATTGGAGCAACGTAACCATCTTATTTATTTGGTAGGTTTTTTACTGTGCATGCCGGCTAGCGCCGATCTTGCTCAGCACATACGTACGCAGCATGCCAATGGTGAAGACGACCAGTACGAACGAGACGATCAGATTGACGAGGTCACCGATGACCTGACCCACCTTGAGGTCCGCCGAGCCGACCTTGACCGTGAGGGACGTGACACCCTTGCCCGCCGACGCCGCCGGCGCCAGCAGCGGCACGAGGATACCGTCGTTCAGCGACTTGAAGAACGCTGCGACGACACTTCCGAGATAAAACGCCGCAGTGAGAATGATGATGTCCTTCGTATCCAGCATTTATTGAGTTACCCAGAATGTTTTTCAGACAACGTCATAATGAGGATCCGCAATGCCGGACTGGACCTGTTGGCTGGAAATGCCACCTCGATTGTCGCGTTCGACTGCGAGTTCTGGCATAAAGGAAAGACGTTCCTCCCACGCGAGGTGGGTGGGTACCACCTGACACGAGCGGGCGACGGATGGTCGTCAACGTCATTCTTCGCGGTTCTGCCTCCTCCGCCCGGACAGTTGAATCGCGTCTCGTCCAGGTTCTCGACCGTAACGCCTCGGACCGCTGACATTCTGGATATCTTAGAGGAGACAGAGCGCACTGCACCTCAGTTCTTGGGTAACAATGATAGTGTGCGCGAGTACTTTGCCGACAAGCTGGTCAAACCCCATTTGAAACCCGTATCGTGGCTGAATGAGTTCGTGAAACTGTTACCTCACTCTGCGGTCATTGTCAAGGGTGACATGGATCTGAAAGCCTTGAAATCCGCAACGACTCACTACCGTCCACCTCTTCGTATCGTCGACATTGCTCGTCATAATCCAGCCTTCAGCAAACGGTGCGGAACTGCGAAGCTGGAAGGGACGTACGCATGTATCGCTAAGGAGCTCGACGCCGGATTGAAGAAAGCCTTCCCTGTCGGCAAGGCGCATAATCCAGTGTTTGACGCAGCCATGACGATTCAGATTGCTGCGTGGCTAGCCGAGAAAGATATACGTTGAATACAATGGATACCCGGTATTGGGGCGGGAGTGCATGGCAGTTATTTCATCTCGTGGGCGAAGGGTCACCGTCTCCACGTCCAGTTCTCGCAGGGATGGCTCGCATTTTGCCGTGCAAGTTCTGTCGCGAGAGTACCGCGAAGTTCATGCACGAAACCCCATTGACTCCGCATGGCGACACTGGACGATGGGTCTACGAGATTCACCGCAAGGTCAACCATAAGTTAACCACCCAAGCCAAGACGGATTCCGAAGTCATCCTACCTGACCCGGACCCGACGTATGACGACGTTCATGCAAAGTACTCGCGTATGTTGAAGTCGAAACCACGTGCGGTACCTGGGCGCGACTTTCTGTTCTCGATTGCGTACAATTACCCAGACGCGCCGGACTATGACCAAGTGAACGCACAACAAACCTTTCTTCGCGCATTACGAACATCCTATCCATTCCCCGAACTCCGAAAGGTCTATGTAGCATACCTCGACCGTCATCCGCTCATCCTCGAATCGAGAATGGGATACCTTCACTGGATGTACGGACTTCTGCGAGCTCTGTCCGCAAAAACACGGTCACCGATTCGTACCTTCAAGGGATATGCGCACCATGTGGCTTACTACAAGAGCGGGTGTTCTAAATCAACGTACCATGGAAAGACCTGTCGCCGATTGGGTGACGGGAACTTCACGAAACGACGTGACCATAAGCGTACTCGACGGATCGCTGTTGGAGGTCTACTCACGTAAACAGGGAGACGAAGCGACTCCGCTATGTATGCGAGTGTATCTGATTGGAATGGTGTTACTTACGTTGTTCGTTATACGGTCAGCACTTGTTTAGTGCTTGCGGTGGTGCTTGCCGCCGCGCCGGCGCGTCCCGCCGCGCTTTCCCATCGACTTCACCTTGCGCTTGAAGGTCTTCGAGGCTTGCGTCATCGCCTTGCGCAAGTTGTCGCCCTGCTTCATCGTTCCGCGACGAATCATCTCCGCGCGCGTCTTCATTACGTGAGCAATCCAAGAACGTCCACCTGCTTGTCCTGTTTCGTCCATTTTTGTTTAACCGCGCGAAATGAATCCAGGACGACTCTGTGGAGTCGGGCAGAGGTTCCACTGGCATCCGTATGCGTACACGTCGTCCATGATTTTGAAACGCGCAAACGCTTGGTCCGGTGCGACGATGACAATGTTCTTCGCAGCAAACCCTCGTAACTCAGCCGGGTCGCGGGGATGAGCCGCCTGTTGGTACGAGAGTCGGCGCAGATGACTATCATTCCACGACAGATTGATGAGCGGTTCGAGCTCGGTACCTCGCACTTCGCTTCCCGATACGATGACGATCCGGTTGGCTAATTCGCCAAGCGTCTTGCCATGAACGCTACCCTGCACGAGATGCTTGCGAACTGTCGTTTTGATATGGTATGCGATACGGTTCAACGTGAAGCTCGACTCGGTATGCGGGACAATCGATAGAATCAGCGGAGTGTCCGAAGGGAATGCGTCGTTCACAATATCGATACAGCACGACTCGAAGGAAACGTTCTTCACGATCGGTTGGTCCTGTTCGTCTGCATAGACGTGGAGCTCAATCAGTCGATAGCCGTTTTTCACTGCGAGAGCTACGTCATCTGTACACCCTTGTACCGTGAAGTCAACTAAGGTACCGTCCACGTGCTCATGCGTGACGGGAGCGTCCGCTGTTGCGAGAAGATATCCAGCGGCTGCAAGGGAACCGAACGCGACGAGTGTTTCCATTGCTCTTACCTTTTAGAGAATATCCACCATATGTTCCGTATCGCATTCACCTCATCGTCTCGAATGCGTTTACTCATCTGGACACCCAGCAAACATGCGTAGTGGAAGTACAGGCAATACATACCACATTCCGACTCCTTGAACTGATGATGTGTCGTATTGTACGTCAGCGCCATCGGTGGTCCACCGTGCGCATCCCACTGTTCCTTCCACCGGAACATGAGACGCTGAATCTCCTTCTCCGGTTTGCGAGCATAGGAGTCAAAGTACGTCATACGAGGATACTGTAACTCTGGACGGATGTCGAGAAACGTCGCAATCCAATGCTGTCCCGGTCCGTCGTGGACGTCGGTATTGAAGACGATACCGATACGGTGCTTTCCCTTCTTGAACAGCGGTTCCAACTTCATCGAGCACAGTGTCGACACGATACACTTGGACGATTCGGACTTCAAATCAAAGTCAATCGGTACACATCCAACGAAGTGGTAGTCCTCAACGACTCGCTCGAACTCATGCTCAACGTGATCAATGTCGTCCGAGGATAACCATTCTGAACGATTGTTATTCCACTCCGCCGGCGCCCGACGGCGTTTCATCATCGAATTCACAATGCACTCGGGCTTTCCGTTCGAACACGTGTCGCGGAACCGTTTCAAGAGTTCTCCCCACACAGCTTTTCGGTTACCTGGTTGAATGGGTGGGTGACTTGGATTCTCCTTGTTCCATACGGTTCGCAACCGTTCGACCTCGTTTTCATCGAAGAGGAACATAGCTCTTGCTTAAAACGGATACTTTCTATACTGTCACTTTGTAAAGCATGGACGCCCTCAAACAGATTCTCTCCAAGTACATTCGCGTCAACAAGAACATCTCCGAGCTGAACACCCAGGTAGCGGAACTGCGCGATTCCCGTCGTACGGTCGAGCTGGATCTTGCAGCCTTGTATGCGCATACAGAGCTGCCTGACCAGATTCACCTGCGTGAGTCCGATTTGATGTTCAACGTCAAGCGTCCATCCAAGTGGAAAAGGGGTTGGACGCTGTCAAAGAAGGATTTGGAGCTCTACCTGACAGAGATCCTGGGCGACCGTGGGAAGGAGGTGATGCGTGAGATTGTGCGTCGTCACGAACCTAAGCTCGTAGCCGACGACTTCGGCTTCGAGTTGAAGTCTACTGGGTCTTCGGGTGCATCGTCGGGGGCTGATTGAACTGGATTGCGAGTGACCTGAATGGTCACTGCGGTTGCGTCTTGTAAGCATGCGGCTACACCCAGACAGCAACAGACGCCGAGAAATAGCGAGACACCGCCCACGAGCATGGTGATGTCAGACATTACTCCTTTTTACTGGGACAGGGTCAAAGTTCGTTTTCAGTGACTCTTCGATCTCGCGCATGAGTTTTGCCATATCCTGTATGTGTCTGGACGCTTCAAGGGTACTTTCGCGTGCCATGAATCCCCGCTGAATTCGTGTCACCGCGACGGAAAGCTGTTGCTGCCTCTCGACCACCTGAAACGCCAATGTAGACAACTGTTTTCGCATCAATGCGCGGATATGTAAGGGACGTAGAAAATCTTTAAACCCCGGTAGGCGTGCCGGGTGGCGAGTCATTGTCCAGATTGATCCATTCAACTTTGTCCGTCGTTGTGGGTCGAATTGTCCCGATCTCCTTGAGCCGCGTGTAGCCGTCGGGGGCGTATTCGTATACCGTTTCGGCTATCACTCTGTAGTACTTCTTTTCTCGTTTACCCCCACGCTTCTTCGCGGTACGACGCCTGGCTCGGCGAGTGCGTCGGCGTCCGCGAGTTGAACGAGTGCGACGAGCCATTTACTAGTACGTCAGGAAACACTTCACATTCCGTCGTCCTCACGGGAAACGAAGTACTCTCGCATCTTTTCGTCTACCTTGCGGTCTGTCAGCTCCCAGACTCCATGCGCATTGGGCTGAACGATCGAACGCACGTCCCGCACTCCGTCGAGGATCCGGTGCCGGTCGACGTACTTGCGGTTCTTGGCTGAACCATGCCACAGATGGTACACAGTCCCAAGAGCGCAGGACAGTTTGGGTTGAATCATACGCGAGTACTCTTCATACGACGGGACGAGAGAGGGGTGAAGGTACCCTTTCGGAAACTTGATGTCCATCCACGCCGCTGTCGACATCGTATCTCCGCTTCCCGTGATGCCATGCTGGTAGAACCCAATCTCCCTGTACCACTTGCGCTGGAACGCCCACCCGAACCCGGGGTGGTAGTTGTGGTTGTACGTGTTCACGCGGTTCATGTAGGCGACCGATAATCGCGTCTGAATCAGCTTGGTATACGTGCTATCCAGCCACACACATGAAGAAAAGGGCTGGACAACGTGGTAGGTTCCCAGAAGACGCGAGACGTTGTCATACCATTTCGGATTCCCGAAGACGACATCTGCGTCAAGGAACATGATCTTCTTGAACCGACTCGGGACACGCTTTTCGAGCAATGCACAGAGCGTCTCCTTGTGGAAGAGAACGCTGTTTCCCTTGACATGGTATGCGTCCTTGATTTCGGGTTCCGCATCGCCGAACGTCAGTTCAAGCGTATAGTACGGTATATGTGCGTGTTTCAGTTTTTCGATTGTGTAGAAGTAGTTCATCAGCATCTTCTTCGAGTGAGCCGGGTTGAAGAAGACAAAGCACACGGCTATGTCTTTGCGCACGGGGATCTCGTAGCGACATGCTGCGACATCCACGATACAGGTTTCAAGAGGCGGGGCGGTTTCAGGGGTGCGGACTACGTTATACGCAAAGGACTGGATTTGTCCCATTATAAAGGAGCGTGTAGAACATTTGTCTGGAATTCACTCACGCGACGGCGGTGCTTCGTCCGGCTCAGCTCAGCCTGCTCCTTTAAGCGCTTCAACTGACGCTTGCGAGACAGCGCATACATACGCTTATTCTGTTTCTTGGTCTGAACCAACGACTTCAAGCCCTTCTTGATACCGAGGAACCCCCCGCGACGAGTACGTGCCATTGTATTGAGCAAACAAAAACGAATTTACCGCGAGGGAGGTGAATGAATCGTATGTACTCGCCTTACAATGCTTCTAACCGGATCTTCACCGAGGATGATATTCATCGCATTCTCCATCGCCACGGACTACCTCACTACCGCGTGGGCAATCGGAAAGCATTCCAAACTGCCATGGTTCACACCACCTACGTTCGTCGCACTGACTACACTACGCCCGATGGAGAGCCGGCTGTCCTTGCCCCCTGTCCCTCCGGCGTCATGCCCCTCCAAGATGAGAGTTACGAGTGCTTGGAGTTTGAAGGCGACGCAGTCCTCGGGGCTTGTATCGCGACCTATCTACGCAAGAAGTTCCCCGAGAAGAAGCAAGGATTCTTGACGGATGCCCGTAAGGAGCTCGTCAACAATGACCGGATTGGAGGGCTGTCGAAGAACATTGGGTTGGACCGGTTCTACGTAATCTCGCGACACAATGAGGACTCGGTGGCGATCGCGGGTCGCACCAATACCAAGAAGCTCGGAGACATCTTTGAGGCGTTCCTGGGAGCTCTGTGGACCGACTGCGGTAATCGCTTCAATGTCGTGTATCCCTTCGTCACCACCGTGATGGAGGCGTACTTGGACGTGGACGAGATCGTGAACTCCGCAACCAACTTCAAGGACCTGTTTCAGAAGTACTGTCAACGCGAGTTCAAGTGTACACCGGACTACGAGATGCGGTCCAATGACCCCAAAAAGAATGAGATTGTGGTCGCAGTGATGGTCGCTGGAAAGGTCTATGGAATCGGCGCAGGGACAACACGAAAGAAGGCAGAACAGATGGCATGTAAGCAAGCCCTCACCGCAGTCGGAGTACCCGTTTCCGCCGCCTAGTGCCTCCTCTACGCATTGTTCAATCGCGACAAGAATATATCCTCGCAAAGAATAAACATAATGGGAGGCGGTCTTCTTCAGCTTGTTGCCTATGGTGCTCAGGATGCCTACATCACCGGAAACCCCCACATCACCTTTTGGAAGGTGATGTACAAACGTCACACCAATTTTGCTATGGAGGCGATGCGCGTGAACTTCACGGGCTCGCCGACGTACGGTCAGCGTTCGGTGGTGGTCGTGAACCGGAATGCCGACCTGATGTTCCGCACGTACTTGGAGGTGACGCTGCCCGATACGCGCGCCGCTGCGACCGGTGCTTCTCAGGACGTGCTGTGGACGGCTGGCGGTCGTCGCCGTCTCGGATACCTGCTCATCCAGCAGGTGGAGATTGAGATCGGTGGACAGGTCATGGACCGTCACTATGGTGAGTGGATGTACCTATGGGAGTCGCTCACCTCGAAGTATGACCAGTCGGTTCGCCTCGACCAGATGCTCGGCACGAGCGTGCAGGGAACGTACTCCACTCCGGCTGGCTGCAATGGTCGCCCGTCGGTTCTCTACATCCCGCTCCAGTTCTGGTTCTGCCGCAATCCGGGTCTGGCTCTGCCGCTCATTGCCCTCCAATACCACGAGGTGCGCCTGAACTTCATCTTCCGCCAGGCGACGGATCTGGTCCAGAACGTGACGACGGGTGGTGGCGCCTTCACGGGTGGCGTCGTCGCGGCGGCGGCGGCTCTGCCCCGCTTCAAGGACTGCGCTGTCTACGTTGACTACATCTACCTCGACACGGACGAACGTCGCCGCTTCGCACAGCAGACGCACGAGTACCTGATTGACCAGCTCCAGTATGGTCTCCAACAGTCGGTGACGTCGCAGACTGTCCGCCTCGACCTGACGCTGAACCACCCGGTGAAGGAGCTGGTTTGGGTCTACCAGGATGCCCGCAAGCTCGACTGCTCGCAGCTGTCGGCTCTGGGCATGGCTAACACGCAGCCGTTCGCATACGACGACATCGCCAACCGCTGCCGCCTCCAGCTCAACGGTCAGGATCGGTTCGATGAGCGCTATGGCGACTATTTCTGGAAGGTCCAGCCCTACCAGCACCACTCGGGCGGCGCCTTCGAGCCGCACGCGTACACGCAGCTGCCGCTGACGGGTTCGACCCCAGGTTCGTTTGCGGTGTGGTTTACCGCGTCGGCTGTTGCAAGTGCCGGAACAACTCTGGGCACCGTCGCTATCACCGGAGGGGCTACGTATGCAACTCTTGCCGGGCTCACACTCCAGGTCGTGAGTGCTACAAACGCGAGTGGCTACACACTGATCCCGCCGGGTACGAGTCTCACGTTCTCGTCTGCGACTGCTGCGACTCTTTTAACGAATTCACTGACGACCCCGACAGGTGGTGCGGCCGGAACAATCTACGCGATCTACGACCCAAACAACATCGTCAACGACCCTATCAATGCGGGCGGCATCGCCCAGTCCGGTCTCCAGGTGACGAACCCTGATGCGGTTGGACTCGTCAATGGTGTGCCCTCGGTGTACGGATACACGCAGTCGGTGAACCCGATTAACGTGTACTCGTTTGCACTGGCTCCCGAAGAGCACCAGCCGTCTGGCTCGTGTAACTTCTCGCGCATTGACACGACGACCCTGGTCTTTGACTCGATTGTTGGTATTGATGGCAGGTCCCTGGCGGCGGGCTCGTTCCCGAGCAAGAACTACCCGTACCTGTTCCGCATGTATGCCGTGAACTACAACATCTTCCGCGTCATGAGCGGCATGGGTGGTCTCGCGTACAGCAACTAAATCTGATGTATAAACAATGGAAGCTCTTGGTCCAAACCCTGCGGCGGCGGTGCGCTGGCGACCTCGCGGCGAGGCTGGACTCAGATTGCTTCTCGGTTGGACTAATAGGACCCGTGCCACAGAAGATGCAGCGAGGAGAATTGGTATAGTACTCGAACAACAGCACGTTCAATACCCCGCAGCTCCCACCCAACTTGACCAAGTGATGCAGATTGCCCTCTATGGATTGTTCGAGCGCGTATCAACCCTAGAAGATCGCCTTGCTGGACCACCTGCGCCGCCGCCGCCCGCCGCCGCCGCCGCCAATATTCCTCCTAACGCCGCCGACGCCGCCATGGCCCGCGGAATCGCCCCCGCCGCCGGAGGTGGTACCCGCCGTCACCGTCGTCGTCGCCGTACTTAACGACGCACATACGGCACAATCAACAGTCCAAGAAGAAGAACCAGTACCACCGTATCGAAGACTCCCACGATCTTCTTGTACTTAATCGGAAGCTCGTGAGTTCCCGGAGGCACACCGCCATACGGCTTCGCCCAGCCGATCAATCCGCCTAAAAGCGTAGGACCGAGCTTGTCGTTACAATCGTAGATGTAGTCGTACCACGCCATCAACACATACGCAGTCATTGCGAGAACAAACGCAAGGACTGCTTGATGTTCCCACGCTTTGGGGTGAGGCATGTAGAAGACAAAGAGAATGAACAGTGCAAAGACAATGCACTTTTCATTCAGGTAGAGAGGGGTACCGAAGAGTCCGAATCCCATTTATCTTCTCAGGTCAAAAATTGTCACACTCGTACTCGGTATACAGTCTCCGATTCCCAGCGTCTGTTGTAACATGATCGGCGCAGGATGCCCACGACCCGGATTCTCCACGTGTTCGTGACCTAGAATGTGACCCATCTCATGCGAGACCATGTATTGACGATACGATGCAAGGGGTTGTTTGCTCTTTGCGGATCCATGTAACCACCTCTTCGCATTCAGGTACATGTTACGACCGCCCAGTGTCGCGCATGATAAGTCGTCCGGTAACCCACATATCTGCACAATCGTCTTCGGTAGACAAAGACGGATTGAGACAACATCGTGTGCGTGCTTATCTGACCGGACAAACGTGTATCCGTGCCCACTCCACCCATCTGGGTCGGCTAGGTATACGTCAATTAGGTCCGCGAATTCCGTCGACGAAAACCGGACTCCCTCATCGACCTCCGTGAAGTACCGGACAGTCACCATTGCTTCTAGGAAACGAAAAGTATGACAGCAGACACAAGCCGAAGCACCATGCCGCTCACCAAGTGTTCTCAGTGTAAAAAGCGTACTCACCTCATCTTCAACTGCCAGTGTCCCGGAATGTTCTGCGTCAAGTGTCGCACCCCAGAGGTGCATGAGTGCAAGGTGTTTGTGCCCATCAAGCTCGAGCTCGAGAAGGTTGTCGCCGACAAGATGCCTACTCGGATATGATCTCGAGGTAGCCCGCGAATGTGTTCATGAGGTTCTCGATGTCCTTCCGGTCCATGTTCTTGGAGTTGAGAATGGACATCACAATGCCACCATCGCGAATCAGAACCTCAACCAGAATCTTTTGGCTCTGAGGTCCCGCGAAGTGGACTATCCAGAGTCCGCCTGTCTTGGTGAAGTGCGCAGTGTAGCCGGGGAAGCGCTCCAACGTGTCGGAAAGTGCGTTGTCAATGTTGAGTGCCATGGTAACCGCTGGCTCTTGGTTCCGTTGAACACGCTCGATTCGTTTTTGGAAAAACGGATTCCGTTGGGGAATGCACTGTCAGACACTATGGACACGACTCTACCCTTTGTTGACTTCGACATCATTCTGCAATCCATTGTGTCCTACGATGTGTACCCCGGCTTCAACCAAGCCCTCCGCGAGACATTTCGCGGACGTCACGACCAAGACCTTTCTGTGCGAGAGTTTGCGACCTTTCTGAACTCCACGGTCGACACGTTTTCGCGGGCAGCTGTGTTTGGGCGGTTGGTCGGGCAGTTGGCGTACCGCAAGGTCGCCAGCTACGACGAGGCGGAAAAAATGCTCAACGGCTATATCTAAGCGCAAAACAGAAAACGAAAGTGCGGACACCACGGCTGGACCCAGAGCCCCCCGGCCTCTTCTTCTCTTCTCACCAACTGCCAAGATGCCCTTCCAGAACTGCAACTTCATCAAGCAGGCCGACCACCGCCCCTGCGAGCACCAGGTTCACAACCACCCAGACACTGTTCCGCCGAACCGCATCCACTGCGGCATGCACGCGCCGATCGCCGCCCGGATGCCCCCCGTTGTGCCGGGGCAGTGCGAGCACATTATTGGCGGCCCAGCCCCAGTGTGGGGCCACTGGTGCGGCCACGCCAATGCCGAGAACGAGCGACTTTGCCCCCGGCACGTCATTGTGCGCGACGCCGAAGCCGCCGTAGCTGCCCGCGTGCGCGCCATTCGGGTCCAGATGCAGGAGCAGCAGCACGCCGCACGCGTAGCCCAAATTGCGGCTGAAATTGCTCAGCCGCTGCCCGGGGCCCACCGCGACCCCTTCCTGGCCCATTTGGAGGCAATGGGGCCCGCGCCCGCTCCGGGTCCGCTGGGCCGGATCGCTGCCGATCGGCAGAATGTCCACACGGCGGCAGTGGTCAAGCAAACCAACGCCGGCGAGGCCAAGCTCCTCGCGGAGCCGGGCGATGGCAAGCAAGTCGGGCTCCGAATTGCCCGCGTATTCGCGGCGAGAATGGGGAATCTCCCCGCTTTCCTGCGGGTCCTCAACGACATCGACCACTGGTACCAGACGCCCAACTGCCGCCAGCCCGGCGACCGGTTATATGGCAAGGTCCTCGAGGGTCTCTACCACACAATCATGCGCCAGCCCGAGCCGGTGCAGAAGGAGCTCTTCAACCGCCTGTGGGAGGAAGCCTCCGAATCCGTGGGCATGTGCTGCGAGGGCCACCTCTCGCGCCTGGTCAATGTCATGGCGGGCTTTGATGACGCCTTCAAGTCCTCGGTGTCGCTTGGCGAGGCGCTGCAGAGCAAGATGGCTGCGATCGCGGCGTCCGGCGCCGCTGATGCGGTTGAGCAGGCGAAGGCGTACATGACCGAGCTGGGTATGCCCGCAGCCGAGCAGGCACCTTGGCTCGAGGCGCTGGCGTAAGAATCCCTGACAGGCTGTCAGGGAGTGTAAAAATTTTCAACTTAGACCCCTCGGGGTCTCTACTGTGGGGTGTAGTATGCAGCCGGGTTTACCTCTTCTATGTAGCCATACAAGAGCATCATGAAGTACTCCTTCCATGCGTAGGTCACGTTGTCTCGCTCGAAGACGTCGATCAGCGACGTCCCGACTGCGTCACCGATTGTTACATTGAATCCCATCGAGCTCTGCTGAGGCCACGTGAGCGTGACGTCATAGGTCTTGTCGTTCAGGTCGACAATCTCGATGTCGGGGTGTTCGCCGAGTGTGTTGAGCGCGTAGATGAGAGCTGAGTTGAGAGGAATCATTTTGTCCACATTCATTGTGTTGTGGTGGGTATGCGGACTCCGTTTTCTGAAAACGAATGAGGTCCCCGATATATTTTATAGCAGGCACAATGAGCAACATCAGTCTTCCTCCTTCTACCATGGATTCCTTCAACGGCTCCGGCTACATCCAGAACACTCTCCACCAGGGCGTCACCTCCTTCAATGCGCTGTCCGAGTATACGGACGGGTCCAAGGACGCAGGTGCGGAGAATGTACATATCCACTTCAACACGATGAACAAGACCATCTACCACTCGGACGACGGTTGTGGCATGACCAAGTCTGAGCTCGAGCGGGCAAATATCCGCTGTGCACGCCGCGAGCACGTCGAGGAGGGGCAAACGGGCTTCTTCGGCGATGGAAAGAAGGTGGGTGGCGGGGTTCTGAGCCAGCTCAAGATGCCGCTGCGCACCATCTCTTGCGGTTCGGACAATGTGTTGTCCGCAATCGATGTGGATCTCCCCACCGCCGTTGCGACGGGGAGGCTCACCCTTCTCGCAACCACATTGAAGCGGGGCGATGACATGTGGGACGAGTATGCCGTTGATGCGACCGGAAACGGCACTGTTGATATCATTCCCTGCGCGCCCGAGAAGTTTGACGAGCTGCTCTCCGGAGTCACCTCTGGCACTCTGCTGGATGCGTTTCGCAAGACATACCGCGAGCGTCTCCTCTCCGAGGAGCACCCTTTCGATATCTCGTTCTACATCGACGAGGAGGAGTATCCGCTTAGCCACGATGATGTGTTTGACGAGAAGAACTCGGAAGTGCATCATGTCACCGCGAAGGTCATTGATAAGGACGGTGTGATCCGCACCTGCTTCAATCCTCAGGGCACGGACAAGCTGCATTACTATGCGGCGGAGAAGCTGGAGGACCTTGAGAACAAGGTCGTTCTTCCGGACGAGGTCCTTCACGTGATGAAGGAGGGTGACCGCGTGATTGGTGACTTGAGTGTTACGCTCATCCTCGCAAACGACCCGAGGACGGGTGGGATTCATATCCAGCGTGGAGATCGCATCCTAGACACGATCAAGCACACTCCCGTGACATCGGGAGATATCGGGGCGCGTAACTACTACATGGGTACGCATACAATTGTCAAGTTCTCGCCGAACAAGGAGATGGATAAGCTGTTGGGCGTTCAGGTTGACAAGGGCAACGTTGTGCGCGCTAACATCCACCGGAACATCATGCTGACCATTGAGAAGGTCGCAGACAGCTGGGTCAAGCCCAAGTGGAAGGCTAAGAAGCCCAAGACGGACAAGAATGTTGTTAAGGGAGACAAGGCGATTATCGAGGCACTCAGGCGCCGCGTCGCGGAGCTCGAGGCGGAGAACGCACGCCTCACGGAGGCTCTCCACGGAGACGATGAGTAGACGATGCGCAGTGAGCCAAGTCTATCGCAAAAACAAAATTTTTACATTACGTGAGTGAGTAAGTAAGGTCTTGTTCTGTGTCTACACGCCCGTCATACCGCGGGGGAGGGCGGGAATCTCCGGACCCTTTCCCTCCACCCAGTCCACAATCAGCCCATTCTCGCGCACCACTTCGAGATCAATGAAGTACGGCATCTTGCGCACCCAGCCCTTCGCCTTGGACAGGCACTCGACCACCGCCTCCGTGCCGAAGAACGGGTGCTCGATGACCGGACCCTTGAACCCGTGCGCCAGCGTACACGCCAGGACACCACCTGCATCGATGATATGTCCGGAAACCAGTACCAGATTGTACAGGTTCAGTACAGAGTCCGTCCACTCAAAGTCACCCACCGTGTCCTTGCCCGTAACCCACATGCCATGCTCGTCGAGGTACGGGTGATACGGCGTGATGAGCGTGTTCTTCACCTTGCTCATCATGAGACTCTTCGCACCCGCATGTCCCAACGTGACCACCGCCTTGACGCTTGCGACTCCCGTAGGCGTCCACACTCGGTCGCCAGGCATCAGCATCTTGATCGGCATCCGCTCACTCCGCGAACCATCGCCCATCAGCACCATCGTATCGCCTGCGAAACAGCCACCCGAGTACGCCTGGGTCAGGTACGCAGTCCGCTGTGCAGCCGTGGTGTGGACCGCAGTACCACTGCGCCCCGTGCCCGTAGGCGCGGGCGGCTCCATGCCGAGGAACAGCTTCTCACCCGCGTCCACCAGCCGACCGAACGGCGAGTCCGCATTGCCGCCGTAGATCAGCGAGCCCGGGTCCTTGAAGTTCATGCGGCGCTGGCGCTTCTGGTGAAGCAGGGACGCGCGCAGGTAGTGGGCACCCCAGCGAGCCCAGTAGCGCGGAGCCAGTCCGACCTGCCCCTCCGTCGGGTCACCTGACCGCACATCCCGCATCAGCGCCTGAACACGCGGGTCCATGTCGTCCTTGAACCGAAGGTAGAGCTGGTCGAACATATCCAGGACATACTTGATGTCCGTGGTGTTCATCGCGTTAACGACTTGCTCCATCGTAGTCGTTGTGAGATTCCACGCAACGGGGTACGTGTCCGCAACCCGCGTCGGGACAGTCTCCTTGTCGCCGAGCGAGGCTGTGACCTTCGCACCTGGCGGCACCTCCACCAGGAAGTTCCGCGGCTGACCCACAGCCAGAGGACTCGTGTTGAACGAGTTCGCCTTGCCGTTGACCGTGACCGTCACCGTCTCGTTGCGGCTGGCGGTCACCGCACAGTTAGCCGCCCAGTTGATGAACACGGTCGCAATCATCGACAGATCCGGGATGAATCCGAAGGTACCGCCGCCCGAGGACGACATCTCCGCGATGCGAGACAGCAGATGGCTGTCCAGCTGGTAGCCGAACCCGAAGGTCGAGAGAGACCAAGGGTTCTTCATCTCCTGCTTGGAGAGCCAATCCACCGTGCCCCGAACCGAGTGCGGCACAACCGTCTCCGCGCCATCCGTCAGCAGTGCACCGAAGATAGCCCGTCCCGCCAGCTCGGGGCGGTTTGCGATGCCCATCATCGCAGTGATAGCCGCATCGATGTTCGTCATCTCGTCAGGATGAACACCGTCCAGAATCGTCTCGAGCTGCCGGACTCCCGCATCGTCCATGAAGGTCGGCTCCAATGTGACCTGTGCGTTGGTACTGAACGTCACCAGCGCCAGCGAGTCCTCGGGACGCAGCATGCGAGCCACGCACTTGATGGTGTACTTCGCAAGGTCCATGCGGGTGTAGAAGACCTCGGTTGCGTCACGATCCACCAGGTCATTCATCGACCCAGAGTAGTCCAGACCGATGATGTAGACGCCAGGCTGGCGCGGGGTCGCAGGGTCAACCTCTGCGACGACGTTTACGAACTCCTTCCCGAGGTAGGAGACCATGTTGGCGGCGATAGCCACCTCTCCGCCCTTGAAAGGCGCAGCCCCCGCGGCGGCGCGGGGCACAACAGCGCCAGGGTTAGCCGATAGCCACTCCTGGACGCGCTTCTTGAGTTCGCGCTCGGGGCGGAAGGACCCCAGCTTGGCGCGGCAGGTCGGGCACGAGTCGTTGCCTGGGCGGCGCAGGTCGTGGTCGCCGTGAAACCACTCGTTGATAGCACCCAGCTCGAAGATATGTCCGTTGACGCAGACATTCACGGGGTTGACGAAGGGCTCCTGCGTGAGCGGGCAGATGAAGTCGGAAGGGATAGAAGACATTTCGGCAGCGTGACGTGCTCTGTCTACCCACGTACCGATCCGTTTTTCGCAAAACGAATACCGTTGAGATACCCCAAGACTCAAAGCCCGGACAAAATGCCTATCCTCTCTTCTTCTGACATCAACGAGCTTTCTACAGCCTGGTCTGCACGCCGCAACGAGGCATTCACCAACCAGGTCATCTTCGAGTTCCTGCGCTTGATGCAGGCGAACATCCCCGCGGACCTCAAGGAGCGGCTTCTGGATTCCATCCACTTCGCTTCCAAGCCGAAGCACATGAACTGCGGCTTTGGCGGCATCCAGTTCGACGTCGACCACGTGTTCTACGCCGACGGCTGGGGCAACAAGCGTATGACAATCAGGCAGTTGGTCTACGGCACCGACGTCCTCCGCCAGCTCGCAGCGGTGATCGGTGAGAACATTCGCGTAACTCCGCGCTTCACAGACGCCACGGTGTACTTCACCATCGACTTCTTCCCGCTGCACCCATCGCGAGTGGTGTACAACCCGGAGGACGAGGTGTACGACGACATGCCCGGACTGGACCCGCCTGTCTAAAACGAATTGTCCAACTCAACACAAGAGCTAAGCCACAATGGACTCTGACACCCCAAAGACACGCCGCGAATCTCGCAAGGATCCTCGCACCAAGAGCAACGGCAAGGACAGACTCGGCAGCGGCAAGGGCACTCGCGCCCGCGAAGCCGTTATCGCAGCCGCAGCTGCCCGCCCCAAGGCTAAGTGATTTCTGAAAACGAATTGTCCGGCATCACAAAAAGTCCAGAAGCCTCTTGCTCTTGTACACACACTGAATCCATCGATCTCAGTTGTTGTGTATTGGGAGTTGTGCTTGCACAGTGACCTAGCACCTCACTACTTCAACTTCAACCATGGCGTCTTCCGCGAAGAAGCCCTCGTGGCGCGACGACTTCGTCAGCGTTATCGCTGAGGTCCAGGCGGATCCTGTGGCTGTCGCCGCGCTCGCTGCGGCTAAGGCTAAGAAGGAGGCTGACGCAGCCTTCGCAGCCAAGCAGAAGCAGGAGTTCGACACCAACTGCTCCAACTTCCACGCTTGGAAGAAGGCGAACCCCTACGTGTTCCAGGACTTCTGGACTGCGGGTAAAATGGCGCTCGACGGCTGCGGCTGGGAGGTCGAGCCCAAGTGCATTCGGCGCCAGGTGCCGAACCGCAACACCTGCCCGTACTGCAAGAAGCCCTAAGTCCAACTGTCAAACCCGGAAAAATCAAATACAAAACCACTTTTGCATTGTGACGCCCCAGCACATTTCTGAAAACGAAGTATTCAACATCATGAAAGAATCCAGATTCCCTCAGTACAAAATGTCACGCCCTACTCTGAGCTCGATCTCCGACACCGCTTCAGCCCTCTGCGACACCCCAATCTCCTGCCCCAAGACCCGAAATAAGGGCGACGCCGGTCTGCTCCTCGAGCGGCTCACTGGAATTCCCGCCTCGTCGGCGCTTCTCGACGCGCTCGATGGCGAGGTCAAGATATTTCCGGTCAAGACTCTGCGTAACGGAACTCTTGTACCTAAGGAGACCGTTGCCGTGACCATGCTCAACTTCCAGGCTCTCGGAACCACCGCGTTCTGCGACTCGCACTGCGCCGCCAAGCTGCGGCGCGTCCTCTTCGTTCCCTACGTGCGCAAGGGCGACACAATCATTCTGATGAAGCCAGTCCTCTTCTCCGAGTCGACACACCCGGATCTGTTTGCAGCCCTCTGTACAGACTACGACGCAATCCAGGCGACGTGGCTCAGCGCAGGCGAACTGCACGGCAATACTGGCAAGTTCTTGCAGAGCCGCACGAAGGGTCCCGGTGGCGCCGCCAAGAAGACGCGCGCTTTCTATCTGCGCCCCGCGTTCCTCAAGCAGGTAGTGAAGTTGAACTAACTAATAGCTCCATCGCTCTCGAAGCGGGATTTGTTGAGTGAATCGCCCGCCGGCACGACACTTGCTCAATCTCATACCCTTCAAATGACGCACGGACAATCGGTGCGTCGGCGTTGCTAAGTAAGAACCTACATTTTTTCAACTGTGCGAACAGCAATTCATGCGAAGTCATCGGGAATTTGTCCTTCGTATACCCGACAAACGAAGTGGATGTAATGGGGACATATGGCGGGTCAGCGTATACAAAGTCTCCCTCCTTGACCGCCTTCAATGCCTCTTCAAACGACTGATGTGTAAAGGTCACTCGCTGTATGGCTGCAGAGACTTCCCGTAGATGCGCCTCATCATACACGCTCGGATTCGAATGTCCATAGGGTACATTGAACCCCGACGGACCCTCGCGATAGACTCCCCTGAAACAGGTCTTGTTCAGAAAGAGGAACAGAGCGGGCGTTGGTGACGCGTTGAACAAGGTACGACAGCTGTAGTAGAATTCCTCCTTCGACTCAGCTGCATTGTTCTCTCCTACGAGTGCTGCGAGAGATGTGATAAGGCTTTCCACATCTGTCTTCACTGCCTGATAGAAAGCAATCAGATGTCGGTTCAGGTCACTGGCGAATACCTCATCCCGAATAGTCTTCGCTTCCAGGACTGCGAAGAGAACGCTTCCGCCACCCACGAACGGTTCGTGATAGGAGTTGAGTTCGTCGGGTATCTTGGATAGTACCTTGTCGAGTATCTGTGTCTTACCACCCACCCACTTAAGAAGAGGTCGCATGACCTGGGTTACATTTGTGGAGCGGAATTCCTTTTGAACACTTGCGAATTCTGGATTTCTAAAAACGGATCGCGAACGCCTCAGCACATTTCTGAAAACGAATTGTCTGCTTTCAAGATATCTCTCTAAGCCCCCCAAGCTCTTCTCTCTTCTCTCTCATCTTCTGAAATGTCTTCCAACCTCGCTTCCAC